ACTAACATATCTGACATCACACCTTCTTCTAGGAAGATACCATGTTCGATTGCAGATTCCATAACGAATGATTCATCGAAATGGGAACCTTGTCCACTAGTAGATGGGTCTCCGTATGTTGACTTACCTCGGACAACACCATCAAGTTTTCTTAGGTTAGACTTAGTTCCATCCAGTTGTACTAGTGTAACACCACCACTACCTTTTGTGAACTTAACTTTCAACTTCATCAACTTGGCTGCACTTGTGAATGCATCGGATTCGGGTTTTTGGATACCTTTAACTTGGTATACTATCTTCTCTTCACCTAAGTCTAAGTCTTCCGTTTCCACTCGCTTAAAATCTTTTGCTTTTAATTTATTGTCTTTTGCAATAGCATCCATTACTTTGTCGATATGAGAATACTTTTTACCTTTGAATTTAAAATCCTCTCCACCATCCAAAATTTGATCATGAACCTTTTTACCGTTTACATACACATTGAATACTACACCACCATCATAACGGTCACCACCTATTTCATAATAATTTTTTGACGTTCTTGCTTCTTCAACTGACTCTCCCATTCGTTTACCTTGGGTAGCACTTGTGTTGGTGGGAAACTTCGTGTCCTTGACTGCATCCATGTAACCACTCATGTTTGCTTTTGGGTCACCCATGTTCTTTGCACCTTTCTTTAGTGCCTCTGAACTGTTTCGTGCTTTAACTATTACACTACGACCTTTCTTTAATTTGTTGATGTTCTTGAGTACTGTTACTTTCCAAAAGTCCATACCTTCGAAGAATGTTTCGACTTCTTCGTTCATATCTCTTACAGTGAAATCTTCATTGTAAGGGAATCCCTTTAATGGGTTGTCAAAAACCTGAGAGAAATTCTTTGATCGTTCTTTCTTCTTCTCTTCGTTAGCTTTCTGAGCAAGTTTTAGGTACTCGTCAACTGTCTGGCCAGGGGTATCACCCTTGTAGGCAGATGTGATACTGTTAGTACCCACTTCGTGAACACCGTTGTTTTTCTTATTTCCTGACATTTGGTAAAACTCCTCTTTCTTTTAATTTTTTCATTCTCAGTCTAGGCTCTTTTCTGTTATAGTTTTGAGTCACTAGAGATAGGTTGTTCTTATCATTGTTTAAAGGGTTGTTATCTTTGTGATGTACATCTTTACCATCACCTGCTTTTGCCTTGCCTTCCTTTTCCATCTGTCTACGAGCTCTTTTTCTCGCAGCGTTTCGTTCCATCTGTTCGGGTCTACCACCGTAGTTTTCCCTTTCTTTCTTGTAATCTCGTTCTTCTTCGACTTCAGCGTCTTCTGCTGACTCACCGAACTTTAGAAACATCTTGCCGTCTGATTGTTTGTCGTTTGTTACCTTATGGCCGACCATTGCACCTAGAGTGTTGATCATACCTATTCCTTTCTCGGCATTCTTATCGTATTCTTTTTCTAGTCGGATTTCAATTTTCTTAGTGATGACTCTTAGGACATCACGAACATTTGCTACGAGTTTACCTTCTTCTAACTCAAACGACTCGTTCTTTTTACCATACTTCTTGACTAAAGCAGCGTGTTCTTTAGCACGGTCTTTAGCACGTTTGTCTAAGTCTACACCACTCTTCTTCAATCGGTTAGTCAATCGTCTAGACGCAGATACTTCATCTAACTCTTGTTTCCAAGTGTCTATGAAATTCAATAATCCTTCGTTGGCCTTTTCGTTCGACTTTCTATCGGCATCACGTTTAGTTTTGATTGCATCATCTTCTGTTTCTTTTGTATCGGCATCCTTTTGACGACTGTCTTCTAGTTCATGTCGGTCTGTAAGAGCTTCAAGTTCCCCCTCTTGGGTATCCTTGAGTTTCTCCATCTCTCCAGCATGTTTTGCTTTGAGTTCTGCAGCTGCAACAGCATCTTCCATCATGTAATCTTCAACTATAGAATCGAAGTCCATTGATGCATCGGGGGTTGTTTTAAGTAGTTGATCTAATAAATCCATAATACTATTTAGTCTTTTTCAAAAGTAGTTCTCGTGCTTTCCACGATGTTGCTGCTTTATTGGTAGGGAATTTTTTTGCCCAAGCAGAAATACTACCAAAATGGCCATCGGCAGTTCTTTTTAATGAGGCGACTGTATCGTTATTCTCGATTTCCATCATGTTCGATTTAAACATTCTCTTAAATATCTTTGCATTCTCTTCCACAGCTTTGTGTTCCATCTTTAGAACTTCTACTGGAACTGTTCTAGCTCTGTAATCATTGAGTTTTAGTGCAAGTTCAAGACTTGTTTTGACGAATACCATCTTGGATTCATATCCCAAGGCGTCTAGTTGTGACTTATACGCTTGGATTTTACTGGCTTTTGCACTAGTAGTGTCAAATACTAGGCCCAATCTATTCGGAATGTACATGTCCATCTGTTTTCCAGCGATTTGTTTAGCCTTTGCTCTCATCCCATCTCTTTCAGGATTGACTTCACCACTACCATCTTTAGTCATCTTCATAGACATGTTTGCAGTTTTCATCATTCGTTCAAAGTGCATATCACTATTGATCATTTTAAGACCCATAGTGTGCAGTGACAGTGATTTAACAACTGTTGTCTTGCCTGAACCAGGCCCACCCATTAGGAATACTGCTTTGAAGATTCCTTGGTCATAAACACCTTCCTCTAATACATCTTCTTGAAGGTCTTGTTGCATATAAAACGGTAGTGTTCCTTCTGTAAGTCCCATACCTCGTCTTACTGCATTGTACAGTTGTTTCTGTTGTGTCTTGTTGGTGGATGGAACACCGTCTTTGAAGTTATCAAAGTCTCCGTCCTCTGCATACTGTCTCATCTTGGATGCACTCATACCACTAGTGTCATCTGCATCGGGGTCTCTCTCCCCTGCAGATACTATGGTAATCTCATCAAAATTATAGTAACCGTGTCGAGCTTTGACTCCGTTGTACTTCTTCAGTAACATTTCGAACTCTCTAACTCTGTCCGAACCCACTACCATCTTAACTCTTTTGTAACCCTGCCTTTCCAATTCCACTGCAATGTCAAATACTGTCCTTGCAGCGGTATCCACAATGATCTTACCAAAGAACTTTCTAAGGAAACTAATCTTGTCTTTGTGTGATAGTGGGTTCTTAACCTTGTCATTTGAGTGTGAAGTGAACACTAGAGGTGTATCACTACCAGCTGTTGCAATCAATTTCTTGACCAACTTTGCATGACCTGTGGTAGGTGGATTGAATCGTCCAAAGGAGAACACTGCACCCTTACCAGTTGCTTCGGTTAAAAATTTGTTAAACGTTTTCATTCGGCATAATCCTGAATTTTAATAATGGTCGTCCATTGATAGTAATGTCACCCTTCTCGTTTCTACCGATCTCTTTGACGACAATTTTCTTGTTCTTAAACTTCCCACCAAGGATAACATCTCCTATATTTATGGGTATCATAATCGACTCATTGAATTCTTGAAAAGACTTCATTAGGTTTCCATGTAACAATTTTTTGTCGGTTTGGTGGACATTTCTTGAGCCCATGATAGTTCTTGGATAATTCTATTGTACCAAGCCTTATCATAGTCCTTGGATGTCTTACCCATATCTTCTTTGAGTTGGTCTATTCTTACGGTAATGTAATCGGGTTTAACTCTTCTCATTTTATTTATCCCAGTTTTTTATGGCCGTGAAATTATTATGACTGAATTCCATGCGATCTACGAGTTTTACTGCACTTCCATCTGAATCGATTGCAACATAACCTTCGGGGTTAACCACTTTGAATCCTGTATCAGTCTTCACAAAAGTTCCTATACTCTTTACTCTATTTAACGCAGTAATAATCAACGATTTTGAGGTGATTAGATGTCCTTGGAATTGAGCAAGGTTATCTACCATCTTCTTAATGGTGTTTAAGTCTCTCATGACATCTTTACCAATCTGTATTTTAATGTCTTTAGTCTTTTGCATCTTAACCTTTGCAACTATCTTATCTCTCCAGTAGTTCTCAACGTGTGCAAGATAGTCTTTTCCATTGGGATTCCATTTATTATTACGGATAAGGGTGTTAGTGTATGTTTTGTACGATGCACCTGCAGCTCCTTTTGAATCAAGAACTACCTGTATGTCATTGAACTTTTTGAGGTCTTTCGCAGTGATACCATGAAATGATTTACCTGTAGCAGTAAGTGATTGTGTTAGTTTAAGTGTTTCTTTTGCAGTCATGTTTCCATAACCAGTTGTATCTTTGTATGTCGCATCGTCCTGCCAAACCTTTGATGGTGCAGGTGGAAGTTTTGCACCGAATGATGCAGACAAACCTTCGATTGTTGAACCCTTGTAAGTTGTATGCCAAACTACACCTAGTGTTGCACTTGCAATCTCTTTTCCTAGTTTAGAATCCTTCTGAACTGCGTATACAATTGTATTTGGTTGGAATGTAATGTAATCTACTCCATCCATCTTAGTGTTACTTTTGTCTCCCGAAGTAAACATCAAGTCTCCTTGCAGGATTTCTTTCATTCCAACACCTGAAAAGGCGTTGAATGCTTCTGTAAATTTTTGTTTGAGTGTTCCGTTTAAGTCGGAAGTGTCATTGATTTCCTTTATACTAGAATAGAAAAGTCCACCACCTTTGTTGAATAGTGATTTCTTTGCGATAAAGAATTTTCCTGTTTCAGGATGAGGGCCACACCAAATTGCAGGAGCACCGTCCCACTTAACAGTCATGTTGACACGACCTGATTTATTGCCTTTCATCATATCTCTTAACTCTCTTAAGAAATTGATTGCTCCCCTTCCACCATCAATACCTTGATTGATGATTTCATCTTCGAGATGTTCTAAATGTAGATTCTTTGCACCCATAGTAGACTATTATACACGTTAAATGTGTTCCTGTCTACTATTTATAACAAATAGAAAGGTGTTATTATGCTGCGTTGGCGATTGCGAGAGTCAATTTTGTGTTTGCAGTATCAAGTGAGGCTTGTAGTGATGTGATTTGAGTTGCATGGTGACCGTCACCATCATTCACTAAACCATTTGCACCATTGATACATTCATCCCAACCATCGTATAAGGGCCCGTCTGCTTGTGATGGGTTATTAGTTCTCCATTCAGCCCAAAATGCTGGGGCCCCGGCACCTGTCCAGTTTGTTCTTGAAGGTAATGTATAATCCCCAATATCATAAGTTGCTGTAGTGGTAATATTGTAAAGAGAAAATGTTTGAGTTGTTCCTGAAACCCAGGCCAGGTGATCGGCAAGGTCATCACGATGAGTCGTGATTCTAGTGATTTCTTCTGCTGAGTATGTTCCTGTTCCTGCCATGATAGTTCCTATATTTGAGGTTGTATACCTTTATTTAGGTTTTAGATAGTGGTCGAGAGTGTAATTTATCCTCTATTTTACCAATTTTATGATTTAATTTCTCAATCTGCACGTCATCATGGGATTTCTTGGCATCCCTTAACTGTTGCTTGAGGACAATTTTCTTTGATATAGATTCAATTACCTCATTTGATTGTAAATTCTTTTTCATAATATACTGGTATTTAGGTCAAATATTAAAGTCTTTAAATTTATCTGAACGACCACGATCAGCTACTGGTACAGAATCATCATATGTTTGGTTTGCATCGACAATTTCTGTCTGTGCTTCTTGTTCACAATCATAGAGTTTCATCCTAGACCTATCGACTCCTATTACAAATCTCTTGAAGACTGTGGGGTCATTGTATCGGTTCTTTAACTGTTTAACTACCATTTGATCTAACTCTTCCAATTCTTCTGAGGAGATTAGTGCAAACATAAAGTCTGCTGTTGCTGGTAATCCAAATGACTCTGAGGTATCTGTTAGTTCTACATCTGTAGAACCGTAACCACTACGAGTCGTCTGTGTTGCACTCATGATCGGTACATTGAACTCTACTGCAAGTCCTCTAAGTTCTTCTGCAATACTCTTAACTAGTGTATAACTGTTTGCACCAGCTCCTGGCTTCACCCTTGAAGATGCACAAATGTTTAGATAATCGATATAGATCATATCGGGTTTGAAATCTTTCTTGACATCCAACTCTTGGAGTAAATGTCTGAAATGACCCACATGTGCTGATGCAGTTGGGTACTCCTTAATGATTAACTTACCTTTGGTCTTAGATGCAATCTTACCAATCTTCTTATCAAACATCGTCTTAGATAGATCGGGTAGGTCTTTCATCGGGACATTAAGGGTATTTGCATCGATTCTCTCTGCAATCCGTTCCTCGGACATTTCCATAGTAATGTACAATACATTCTTATTCATCATCAAATGGGCTGATGCCATATGACACATGAATAGGGATTTACCAACACCTGTTCCTGCAAGACAAATGTTCAATGTCTTATTCGGTAATCCACCTTTGGTAATCTTGTTGAAGTATTCTAGATCGAATGGCAACTTCTCTTCTTCTGTATGGTAGAATTCAAATCGGTTATCTGAATCTTCTAGTTGATCGTGGCCAATGTTGGTGTCAAAAGAGACGGAAAGTGCATCCTTAAGGAGCTCGGGAATTTCACCAGTTGAACGTTGCGACTTCTTATCGATGACTTCGATGCTGTCCATGACTGCAATGTAGATTGCTCTATCTTTGCACCACTGTTCAGTTTCATCGAGTAACCACTCTTGTGGAGTGTCATCACCACCTTTTATCGCACTTACAATAGCCTTGGCATTATGAACAACCGTCTCGTTTAGAGATGTGTTGTTATCCAAGTTTATGAGAAGTGCTTCTACTGTAGGTGTTTTGGTGTATTTTTGGAAGTAATCGAATACCCCATTAAATACAGTCTTTTCGTCCTGTTCTGTGAAATACTCGTCCTTAATGAATGGAAGCACCTTCCGTGCAAACTCTTCACTCTGAATCAGATTCTTCAGAATTGTTTGTTCTATTCTCTTTTGTTCCATATTTAAAGTATTCCTGTGCTACCTGTTCTAATTTTTCCATCACATCGGGTGTGAAGAATTTTTCGGGGTTGTTGTTAATCGTCTTACCGAACTCTGTCTTACCATTTGGGAGCTTAATTCGTGTAGATGATTTCTCAAATATTCCAAATGCAACTGCCATGTCTAGTAGACCGTAATACCTGTCCAACCCTGTCTCGTATGATAACCTTACATCAACCACTCTGTTCTCAACAGTCAATCTTGACTTTGCGTTCTTACAGTGAATGATATTACCAACG